GACAGAGGACAAAGTACCATACGATATCTGGATAGAAAAAGGATATGTGCGGACGTGTCCAGGAAACAAGATTTCCTACAGAGATGTAAAAGCATGGTTTGTAGAAATACAGGAAAAGCAAGATATTTATTTGAATATGTTCGGCTATGATGCATGGAGTGCAAAATATTTTGTGGAAGATATGCAGGACTATTTCGGAAAATCAGCAATGATACCGGTGATTCAGGGAAAAAAGACTTTATCGCAGCCGATGAAGTGTCTTGGAGCTGATCTGGAAAGAAAGCTGATCGTGTATAACAACAATCCGGTTGATAAATGGTGTTTGTGCAATACGGCAGTAGATATTGACAGAAACGATAACATACAGCCGATCAAAACAAGCAGTCCAAGAAGAAGGATTGATGGAACAGCGGCGTTGTTGGATGCCTATGTAGTGATGCAGGATAACATAAATGAATATATGTCATTGATTTAGAGAGCCAGGAGGCTCTTATTTTTGTGGAGGTAACATGAAACCATTTTGGAAAAGAGAACCAACAAAGACAGACGAAAAAGCAACAGAGCATAACATGATCAAGATGATTACCATGACAGGTGATTATTACTATGCGTGGGATGGAAAGTTATATGAAAGTGATATTGTAAGAGCCTGCATCCGTCCGAAAGTGAAAGCGATCGGAAAGCTGGTTGGAAAACATATCCGAGATGATCCGAAAGGCGGGATCAAGGTAAACACGGAAGCGAACATCAGATTTTTACTTTCCGAACCAAACCCGTATATGACGGCACAGCAGATGCAGGAAAAGGTTGCTACACAGTTATGTTTGAATAATAATGCATTCATATTGATCGTACGGGATGAGAACGAGAAACCGGTGCAGTTGTATCCAGTCCCGTGTGTGTCTGCCGAAGCAAAGTATGACAGCTCGGGTGAATTGTTCCTGAAATTTTTGTATCGTAATGGGAAAAGTGGGACATTTCGGTATGCAGATATCATCCATTTGCGCCACGATTACAACGAAGATGATATTTTCGGAGACAGTCCTGCGCCGGCACTTACGCAGATGATGAATGTGATCGGCACGATTGACAAAGGGATGATCCGCGCAATCAAGAACAGCGGGATCATACGGTGGCTTCTGACTTACAGTTCATCAATGAGGGAAGAGGACATCAAGAGAAATGTTGAGAAGTTCGTTGAAAATTATCTGGCTGTTGAAACGGATACGTTCGGGGCGGCTGGCGTGGATGCGAAGGCAAAGGTGGAGCGAATTGAACCAAAAGATTACGTTCCAAATGCAGCACAGACGGATCGCACAATCGAAAGAATCTATTCATTTTTCAATACCAACAAGAAAATTGTCCAGAGTGATTATAACGAGGATGAATGGAATGCGTATTACGAAGCGGAGATAGAACCGGAAGTTGTTCAGATGCACCAGACCTATACAACCGGAATCTTTACCAGAAAGGAACGGGGGTTCGGAAACCGAATCGAATTTGAAGCAAACAATCTTTCCTGCGCAAGCCTTACAACAAAACTGGCATTCCAAGCAATGGTTGACAGAGGTGCAATGCTTCCGAATGAATGGAGAGCAACGCTGAATATGGCTCCGATTCCGGGTGGCGACGAACCGATACGAAGACTGGATACGCAGGTTGTGAATCTGGTGAAAGAAGCTTTGGGAAAAATGGACAGTAAAAATTACATGGTCACTGCGGAAATTATAACAAGATTACTTGATTCTGCGGAAGGAGGCGATAAGAAGAATGAAATACAGGATTGATATTAAAGGCGTTATGATCCCGAACGATTATAAGTGGTATTATGACTGGTTCGGCGCGGACAGCACAGCTCCGAAAGATGTAACAGATGTGCTGAAAAATGTTCAGCCGGGTGACGAAGTGGAGGTCATGATAAATTCTCCAGGAGGAATCATTGATGTAGGATCTGAAATCTACACTATGCTTAGGCAGTGTGCGGCAGATGTGAAAATCTATATTACCGGTCAGGCTTGCAGTGCTGCATCGATTGTGGCAATGGCAGGATATTGTGAAATGTCCCCGACAGCACTGATGATGGTACATTGTGTTTCTTCGGGCACAGAAGGAAATCACAGCGATATGGAACATATGGCGGAAACGCTGCGAACAGCAGACAATGCGTTGAGTACAGCGTATGTTGCCAAGAGCGGAATGAGCCAGGAAGAGGCACTCGAAATGATGGAGCATGAAACCTGGCTGACTGCAGATCAGGCGAAAGAAAAGAAACTGATTGATAAGGTTATGTTTGAAGAAAAGGAAACAAACTTACAGCTTGTGGCAGGACCTATGTTCAAATTGCCGGATCAGACAAAGATGAATGCGGCAAGAAAAATGATGGAATCCGGAGAGGAAGTTCCGGATAAAGTGGCACTGCAGAAGTTAAAACTTTTAAAATTGAAGGGAGAAAAAAGATGAACAAAAAGCAGTATGAAGCGATGAGAAAAAAACTGATGGATGAAGCGGAAGGTCTGATCAATGAAGGGAAGATCAAGGAAGCAGATTCTAAAATGGATGAAGTAAAGGATCTGGATGAGAAATGGGATGCGATTGCGCAGGCACAGGCGAATTTCAAAGCACTGAATGAAGAACCGAAACCGTTAAATGTATTTGAACAGAATGGCAGCAAGGCTGATTTTGGAGCAAAAGTTTCAGAACCGGAAAATATTTATAACTCTCAGGAATATCGAATTGCCTTCATGAATTATGTAGTCAATGGAACAAAGATTCCGGAGAAGTTCAAAAATGAAGCCGGACCGACTAAAACGGGAGATATCGGTTCTGTCATTGCACCGGTTCTGATTAGCCGTATTATTGAAAAAATGGAATCAATCGGTATGATTCTTCCACTGGTTACGAAGACCACTTTTGCACCAGGCGCAAGAATTCCAGCTTCAAGCGTAAAACCGGTTGCAACATGGGTTGCAGAAGGTGGAACAAGTGAAAAACAGAAAAAGACAACCGGCTACATTGATATAAGAGGTTTCAAGCTGAGATGTGCAATTTCAATGACACTGGAAGCAGTAACCATGTCGCTTACTGTATTTGAAACTGTATTTGTAAACAGCATTGCGGAAGCCATGGTGAAAGCACAGGAGGAAGCGATTGTAAATGGAGATGGAGAAGGAAAACCGAAAGGAATTTTAAATGAAACAGCTCCGGAAGGACAGAGCATCGAAGTTGGTGATAAAGATTCTTTATACAAGAAACTTGTTGAAGCAGAAGCCGCACTTCCGCTCGCGTATGAAAATGGTGCGGTCTGGAATATGACGAAAAAGACCTTCATGGCATTTGTCGGAGAAGTGGATGCGAACGGACAGCCAATCGCAAGAGTAAACCAGGGAATTGACGGAAAACCGGAGCGCACACTTCTTGGAAGAAAAGTCGTGCTCAATGACTATATGGATA